CACGCCCTAACGACGCTAACGCCAGCGCCATCTGCCAGAAACGGGTTCGTGACCCACATGAACAGCAGAGCATCCTTGGCCGCACACTGCTCGACGGGGAGCGCGCGTATCTCGTCGAGACTCATAGGGTTGTAATGCGCCTCGACGCCAACCTGTAACCTCGTATCGGCGCCTTCTTTGCCTCGCCCTCCGTTGCCTACTATGGCCCTGGGTGATCCGTACCGCCAGGGCGGATCTGCAATGATCGCCCCGTACCTATTTTTTGCAAACTCAGAAAGGTTCTTCATATCCTCACTTCTCCGTATCCGTAGAGCGCGGGCGCTCGTTCCATCGTGTCGCCAGGTAGATCCCAAGGCGACCTCACTCCAATGTATTCTTAATATAATCGGCATGTCCGGGGCAATCAATATGAGCGTAGTTTCTCGTCTCTGTCTCATATTGGACGTGAGATGTATTGATTGTAATCCCTCTTTCCTTTTCCTCTGGTGCCTTATCAATCTCATCAAAGCTCATCACCTTTCCACCTACAAGGTGGGATTGAATCTTGGTAATAGCTGCTGTCAAAGTAGTCTTGCCATGGTCGACATGACCAATGGTTCCGACATTCACATGTATCTTCTTCATTTTAATTTCCTTTAATTTTATTGGCGGAAGATGAAGGGGTCGAACCTTCGTGGACGGTTAAGTCCAACCTCGGGTTAGCAACCCGGCACATTACCACTCTGTCAATCTTCCTTGGGCCGCACCATGCTCTTCTAACTCAGTTAGCTGCATATTTATAATTGCTTCCGCACTTATTGGGAATAGCTTCCAGGGCTGCACTGATACTTTCTCAGACCCTTTGGAAGTTATAGAGTACCATTTTTTCCCGCTGAAAAATTCATTTCGGTGGGCAACTCTCAGTGTTATGTTTCCTGCCTTGGTTATCTTTATAACTTCTCCAAAGACTACTTTTCCAAACGAGTTTTGAGACAAAGCGTATCCATAATACTGGCCAATCTTAATCTCTGTTCTGAGCGCATTCAAAATCAATTCATTATCCTTTTATTGGCGGGCCAAATTGGTATCGAACCAATCTCTCAGGTTCTTCAAACCTGAGCTAATCCATCTCAGCCATTGACCCTCGTTTGGAAGTTCCCTTGAGACTTGAACTCAATCTAACTGGGTTGCAATCAGCTACCGCCTCTTGGCGTAGGAACCTTATCCATGTCTTCTCTCATCAGTCTTCTTCCTCTCCGAGCCAAGCCAAGCTTGCACGGATCAGGTGATAATAATCACCACTCATTGCCAAATCGGCGTATGTGTTAACGTGCTGTCCTTGTCCAGAGCGCCGCATGGCTTGGCTGACATGGGCAATGATGCTGAAGGCGTTCCCGTCGACACCGACCAATGTGCCCCCAGGCGCAACGTAATCTTCTGGCAATTTATAATCTTCTGTCATCTTAACTCCTGTGACTATATGTTTGGACAGGTGGAGTTATTAGGGGTTATCTCCCTCATTCACTCCTTTTCGTACCACGCAATCTTTGCCTGACGCGCAATGGAAGGACACCTGAATCTGCCCTGGCAAGTGGGTTGCAGTCGGGGATCGAACCCTGTTCTCCGGTTTCACAGACCGGCACTTTAACCAAATAAGCTAACTGCAAATTGATTTGGAACGAGTAGACGGGATCGAACCGACATGTTCAGATTGGAAATCTGACATTCTACCGTTGAATTATACTCGCACATTTACTCAACTCTCCACCGGCTGGACTTGAAAGACGACCCTCTTCAGTTTCCATCTGAGTCAGTTGTTCTTCCAGCCTCAACAACCTCTTTTTTCTTTGAGCCGCCTTTTCTCTTCTATCATTCTCTTGAACTTCCTTCAGGAAGTTTTTTGCTTTTATTTTACTCGGGGCATCTTCGATCTGCTTAATCGAAAGTTCTTTGAACTTGGTAAGAACCCAAGGGTAATTTTTAGATTGACTAAAGCTGTGGATGACGAAGACCAGATTTACGAATGTAGCTGCGCTTGCTCCTACAGCAAGCATCGCTGGCCCTACATCGTTTCTCCAATTATCTACATTTAAATAGCAAAGTATTGTCAGTCCAGTTGCTAAAAGAGGGCTCAGTAAATGTGTCCAAGACAGAACCTGATTTTTAACCAGATTGACTCTGTATCTCGTTCTGATTTTCACTTCTAGTTCCTTAGTTGGTCGGGAGAGCAGGATTTGAACCTGCGACCTCATGCTTCCAAAGCACACACGCTACCAGACTGCGCTACCTCCCGATGTGAGTGAAGCCCTTGGGTTCAAGGGTAATGTTTGGCGTGTACTATTGCAACCCGGCGCAAGACCACTCCTGCCGCGCCTCCAATTTGTTAACTTCTCCATCATAGATGCCGACGCGGTTATGGGAGAAAACACTCTGTGTACTTCTCGATCAATTCGCTTGGAGCAAGTAGCCACTCCTTCGGTCTAAAGTCTGTCACGTCGCCAAACACATCCAATTCATTTTGGCAAAAGGCATGTGCGGCAGCTTCAAACACTTGGTTGTCGACTACACAAATGACTCCCATACCTGGGTACTGGTCAAATGTCTCAGGCTTACTAATCCTCTTTGCCCCGGTGGCAATCAGTTTCTGAGCTTTTCCGTTAGCTCCCAGTGAATTGCCGTCAAGATCCCGATTTAGATAAAATCCCATATTATTCCTCGTTTGTCTTTCATCATGTCTCGTCTGTAGCAAGGGTAGGGACCGAACGGATGCCCGCCAAGGTCTTTTTTGGTAGCGGGAGAGGGTACTGCCCCCTGCTGTTCTGAATGGCTTATGAGACCATTAGGCCACTTAGACTCCCCACTATGTTTGTTTGGCGGAAGGTAGAGGGTTCGAACCCCAAACTTTACGTCCCCCTGGTATTCAACACCAGTTACCGGCCACTCCAGTAGTACCTTCCACCTAAGTGCGAATTTTATTTCGCACTTAGGTTATTAAATTGTCAAAGATTCTTAGTTACTTTATGGTTGAATATGAAAATAAAAATTCCTTGGATTGTCGTAAAGGCGAAGTAACCTTTTCAGTGATTATCTTGGCAGTAATTGCCTTAATAATTGCTTGCTCCTGTCTCTAATAAGAAGGGCAAGCAGACGGCATTGGCATCATCGCTGCTCTTGTTCTGTCAGCGCAGAAAAGGAAGCACCCTTTGGTGGTCTCTTCTTTGATAACAACACAATCAAATTTGTCAAACTCTCTCTCTGCTGAGACCTTCATCTCGATTGGATCGGCATGGGCAGGATTGGTCAATTCCGAGTACATTCCTACTGCTAACACAATATACAAAGGCATAAGAATGAGAGTGATTGTGATAAATTTTTTCAACATTTTACTTCCTCTTGGGAATCTTCCCCTTCTTCATGTAATCCTTCACCCACCTTGGGGCTTCATCATTCCCGAGAGCTTCCCGAGTCAGAATTGTATTGATTTGATGGTAGAACCCAGTTTCCGCAGTGGGGGTAAACTCGGCAGTGCCAGAGTATCTCCGATCATTGCGAGGCCAATTGTACTCGATCAGAAGTCGCGTACTAGCCCTGTCTCTACCTTCGCTTTTTTGGAAGATGTCTCCCTTTTCGAAGTTACAGTAAGTGATCCCGTAAATGAATCGCCTTACTTTCTCGCCATGTTTAGTGTCAGGCATGTACCCAATGGTAATACGCCCGTCACCAATCTTAACATAGTGATACGAAACCTTGTCGTAACTGTCGATGATGGTTTCCATAATAAATAGTCCTTAATTTCCTAGAGTGCGATAAAAATCTTTAATATCGCTAATAACATCGCGAGTTTTACTCTTCAAGGAGGGATCCAAGCCCGATTCCAAGAAGTCTTTGTGAAGAAAAGCCAGGTCGTACAGTGTGTCTCTTATGTTAGGATAAATCTCCTTATCGCTTTCATATTGAGAAGCTATACTCAAGAGCAAATCGTTTGCACCTTGATAATCTTCTTGTACTAGTCTCTCTACTACATCCTTCAAAACATAATAAAGTTTATTGTTCTGCAAGATTTAATCCCTTTTTCCAATGTTTGACACATAACCAATTGGCAGTGCCACCGTCTCTTACCCTTCCATTCTGCATCTTTTTGCAGACGTGGCAAGGTTTTTTCCTGAACTTCGACTTCTTTCTCGGGGTCTTCATGGTTAGTTGATGAAGTTAAGCACTACCGGATCCAAGTCAACCTCCTTTCCGTTTACGAACACTGGCGGGATACCATCATCGCTCAAATCTACCCATACTTCCTCGCCAATGTTGAGGTAACCATAGAGAGATTCGACCAGCCTTTCAAGGTTCCATTTGGCACCTTCTCCGTTTAGCAATCTATCGCTAACCTTCAACTCTGCCCCGGTATCTCCAATTCCCACTTAACGTAACTACCACTAAGGTCTGACATAATCTTATCCTGAATTGTTTGGTACACCCACTCAGACTCGAACTGAGAACCTCTCGCTTATGAGGCGAGTTATCTAACCGATTGATATTATAGGTGCTTATGGTTTTCTTTATAAGATAGTCACCAGGCTTGGGCAGACAAGGATTATTTCGCCGTCACTGGTGTCCAGCAGATATCCAGATTTACCAACATAACTTGTCGGTTTGAGTCTCCCTTGCTGATGGTACTAATCGTACCGTCTCTATATTCAAACTTTTCGGATTCATTTAACTTGCAGCAAACCCTCCGAGAGTCTGGCCCATCCATCACATAGATAAAATTCTCAGTCACTTGAACATCCGCCTGGGTGAGCGGGTAGCGGCCACTCATTTTGGATGTGATATGAACTTCTGTCTTTCCGAAATCACTCATCTTTATTCTCCCATCTTAGCATTTCATTTTCAATCTCAGCAATGCCATTAAGATGACTCTGAATCCAATTTTGTGTTTCAGTCACAACAGCTTTGTGTCGTCTGTGTTCCTCGTCGAGCCGCAGATTTGCGTCTCTCCATTTCTGCTTTCTGTACTCAAGTATCTCCAGAGTACGTTTTTGATATTCTGGCGACGTAGTATCCACTGCCCCTCCTTGCCCCGTTTGGCCTCTGGTTGACCCCTACACCGTAGGCGCGACCAGACGCCCCGTCAAGGGCTATTCTGGGCCTGGTAGGCGATCGTCTGTCTGATAAAATCTAAGACTCTGCTGCCCGATCATTTGATAACCAAGGGAATCCACTTGTGTGCTTCCTCATTAGTTCCAAAAGTAACATATCCTTGTCAATAATTTCGCTGCAATTAACTACAAGTCCCTCTTCTTGTGAGATCGTGTGATCTGCCTTTGCCATAATGACTATCACAAATGTCTTCAATCATTGATCAACCTCCGTGTTCGGCGCAATATCCTTCTGGGCCGAAATTTTTCAAACATGGTTTCCCGCACACGTCACAAGTCCATGGGGTGGGCAGGCTGTTCACCCATTTCATAGTTTCCTTCCTTCGGGACTCGCCGCCCGATGCTCGTAACTTCTTCTTCAAGATAGTGTCAATACCGTTTACTTCTCGGTAAAGAGGAACCAAGTTGTGGCGAATGAAATTTCTCTTAAAAGACATGTCTCCATTTGAAGGATCTTCAATAAATGGCACGCTCTTTTCAGTACAATACTCTCTGAGAGTTTCCTTTGTATTTAGTAGCAGCGGGCGAATAATGTTATCTCTCGCTGAAGGGATTAGTTTTGGTAGCCCGTGAGCCGAAGAAAAGATCCACCATTCCAATACATCGTCAAGTTGGTGCCCTGTGATTACGGGGTCGCTGAAGGTTTCAAAGAATTTATATCTATGGTTCCTCCAGAACTCTTCTTTGGAGCTTGTTGGATTTTCAGCAACATAGGATACCATACATAGAATTTTTCGCTTTCTGCAATAATCTACAACAAATTCCTGGAAAGCATTACTATGTTCGGTTCCGTGATTGACATGTAGGACTGTGATTTCCTTCTTTCCTTTGATACAAAAATCAAGAAGTGCCATCGAATCACAACCACCAGACACAGCAATATTAATTTTAATTGGAATCTTTTCGAGAAGGTGGATCATTTATTCCTCAGTTTGAAAACGCCAACCAAATTGGTCGACTCATACGAAGTGCGATATCATCCACCATTAATGTTGGAAGGGCATATTCTTCAAAACATTTATTCCTACATCTTGTCCACTTTAATAGGGATTCCATTCGATCACCAGCGGAAAGCGTTGGTGATCGCCAACCATCCGATCGTCTGGGTCGGGATCTACAGGGGGTCACACCTAGTCTCACAAGGATGGTCTAGAGATGCTGATAACTCAGTCGCAAAAGCTGTGTCCAGCTCAAGACGACTTGCCCCTTCTGCCATGCCACCAAGAGAGATGGCCAATGTAAATAAGATTGTTCCGATCATTTCAAATTCCTTGCTTAATAGTTTAAAGACCTAATCATTGGCTCTCACCCTCGAACTCAGGCAGCAGTTCTAGGAACTTAGCGCGCCGGCGCTCCTTTGTCCGCTCGTCCCTTGCAGGCTGCTCGGTCGCCGTACACGACGATGAACACGTCCTCGCCAGCCTTGGCCCTGAACGCCACGGTTAGGGCCTCATGGTAGACGTACACATCCACACCCTGCGCAGGCTCCGAGGCGGGCGGCAGTTCCCACTCGTCCCACCCATTGTAATCCTGAAACTCAGGGTCTTCATCGGAACGCCACGTCTCGCGCACAACGCGCTCAGGTAGACTGTCCAACGTGTCCATGGTTGCGTCTGCTGCCTCGTCCTGCACGTCAGCCCAGCGTACCCATTCTCCGGTGGTGGCCTCTTCAATGTCGAGTTCTGGGGCGCCATACGACTCCCATCCGCGATGGTCGCTGTCGGTTGCCGTAATCTCGTATCGCTTCAATTTTATTATATTTATGCTCACTTCTTATACCATTTTCTATGAAGTTTAAATTCTTTGGGAGTGTGCCAAGTAGTGCAACGACCTGAAGGGTGGAAGCCTCGGATTGACCTTACATATGCAATGCGCCATTCTTGCTTTTTCATTTCCTCATAACCTTTCCTCTTAGCTAATCTTCTTAGGTATCTTCCGCAATACCTCTCCACCTTGTTTTTGTTATTCAGTTGATAATGGATTCTTTCATAAAGATAAAGAGCAGATGCAACTGGGTCCTTCCGGTCAACGTCTGCCCAGGACCACCATTGATAGAGGCCGACCGCCTTCCCATTGTCCCCGATTGCCAAAGGATTGAACCCGCTCTCGCGACAGGCGCGGGTTAAGGTCATGCCTTCGTAATAATGGTAAACGCTTGGGTTGGTGAAAGCCTTCTCAATCCTTAACAATTGCATCATGAAGACGGGGTCTAATTTGACCTTAGCATTCTTGCACTTGTTGATGATTGTCTCAATTAAGATCCTCTCCCTTGTCGTTGGTTGTTCATCGTTAAAATCAAAGACCGGAGTTAGAAAGAGGGCAAGGATTAGTACGTTCAACCTATTTCATACCCTGCATAGATAACTCTTCCCTCTGGGATTATATATTCCCCTTTCATATTGGGTCCTTTTACCAAAAAGCAACCGTCTTTCACAACCACCTCTGATACGTCTCTGAGATGATATGCTTGACTACCCTCTATAAACCTGACATATCCATCGTTATTCTTAAATTCTATCTTCACTTTATACCTTCATCAAAATTGGAAATTTCAACTGGCCTGGGAATCCTACGAACTGGAGGGAGTTTTCGGGAGCTTCTCCCCCTGGAGCAGTTGTTGAACCTCACGATGCGTTAGATCCTTGTCCGTACTCAAGTCCACGAACCGAGGGGAAGACCCTCCTTGGTCGTAAGCAATCTCCCGACCCTTGAATGTGAAAGGCCCAACATAGCCCCAAGGCAGACGCCCGGAGGCGTAGCGATTGGACTCATCACCGAAGGATTCTACGGCATCGGCAAGAGCCTTCTTAGCGCTGGTGTACTTTCCAAAGTCCTCATCCAAGAGGTCATCGTTTCGGCCGTATACCTCGGTGAAGACCCCACCAGTAAAATCGTCACTTTTGCCGTAACTAACGATGAGGATACGGATTCCTGCATCCGTATCCTCAGCCCCCTCCAAAACACGTTTGAATGTGGGGTGATTATCGTGCCCCTCAGGTCCCCGGACCTTATTGAGGTTTCGTTTCACAGAGGAGATCCGTCCTCCACGTTTCTCACCCCCTCCCCCAGGAAGCTCTGACCCTGCGCGGGCAAAAGAAGTGGGAAGGGATATCCAATATTCTCCCTTGTCGTTTGGGCAAGTGTCCTCGCTCCACATTGATGGATCGTGAAGCTCGGATTCATCAATTTCCTCGTCATAGAGAACGGACACCATTCCAACATTTTTCCGAATGAAGTCGCCAATCTTTTCAGTATCCCACTGCCTTTCGATAAGCTCTCCGTTGAGAATTCTGGTGGCTAGTTCCACATGTTCATCTGTTAACCCAATTCTTTCGTCGGTGTGAACAAAGTGTCCGCGAATACACGCTTGTTGAGTGTCATCTAGGATGACGTATTCTTCCACGTTATGATTAAGATTTAACCACTGGGCAATCTCGGTGCTTCTATTCCCCCAGAGTCTGGGAGTTTCTCCAATTACCTCGCCACCGATACTATTTACCATTTCGATGACGTGTTGTTTGTTCTTGTCTAGGATTCTCCAAGTGCTTGAGATAACAACCTTGGCTCCGGTTACGGTTATAAGACTTCTTAGCTTTTTGACCAATTCTTGATCAATACCGATGCAACCTCCCCATCTTTCTTTTGTGCCCCCTCTGTTCAGGACGCCGTCAATATCTAAAAAGATAACTTTCATTTTATTCCCTTGTGAATGTCTCCACAATCCCAGCATTGTTTTCGTCTATCAATGCAATCTTTTCTTTTAATTTCTTTCCTTCTAGCGTAACACCAATAATCAGTTTGTCGTAAGCTGCCGAACTAGAATTGCCCTTTCTTGATAAAACCTGCTCGGATTTATAAAGTAAACGGGCAGCGAAGGTGCCGTTATGGCTGATCACAACTCCGAAATCGAGGTTGTTAAGCAAGAATTGATCAAGAGTTACTGGGTTTTTCAAATTGTCTCCTTAAACGCTCAAAAGGGGCAGGGCTTTTGACCCTGCCCCTTTTGACCCCTGCTGGGTTACTCGGCCGCTTCGGTAAGCTCGGATTCGATTGCTGCTGGCGCCGCTGCCGCCTCTTCCCCTTGGGTCAGGGCTCCCATGATGACAGCCTCGCTGATGCCTGGAAGCTCGTTTACCAAGAACCCGACGTAAGCCGTGCGAGCCTGGTCCAACACCTCAGAGCGAAGCTTGGGACGGGTCAGGGCCTTGTGGTAGAAGTTGGCGGCGTCCGTAGGCACCTTTCCTCGCCACCCGCCCTTGTTGGGCTTGTTGGCATCGGCCCACACGAAGCCCTCGGGGGCCTCTACGGGCGTTGAGGTAGCCTTAACATCGACGTGTCGCCAGTTGTACATGCTCTCATCGGAAACGAAGGTCTCCGCCCGTCTCAGGGCGATTCGGAGACCCCTCTCGGAAGCTGCGACACCCTTGGACATTTTGTTGTCCTTCGCGACCTGCAAGATGTCATCAAAGGTCATCCAGTCCTCGGCGACCGTTAGAAGGATTCCCACGTTGTGGGAGAGGCTGTTGCTGCGGTACAGAAGCTCAAGAATCTTGGTAGTCATTGTGTTACTCCACGTTAGACTGTCATCGTGCGGTGGGGAGCGACGTTGCCCTCAACCATGGACATACCATAAGACCCCACTTCGTACCGTTCAAGTCCCTTCCTCAATAAAAGTCAAATAGATGCAAGCCATGGGAACCACTCGTTAATCGTTGCTTCAAGTGCCCGCAAGTCGAGAATCAGACCATCCTTTAGCTTGTTACAGGGGAAACAAACCGGCTGAACATTCGTGATATGATTCGTCCCTCCCTTACATATGGGAACAATATGATCCTTAGTAAGAAATAGGTCATCTCTTTCACACAACAAGCACATATTACCACATCTCTTTTTAAGAGCTTCCCAATCTTTCCTCTTATGGGAACCTTTTATTTGAGACCTTGATTTATTTCTTCGTTTTCTTTTTTTGTCAAACGTTTTATTGAAATACATGTTCTATTAGTATATAAGTTCGTATTAAAAATACAAGACAGTTTCTTTTGAAATGTCAAAATGGGCATTTGAGCCTTTTGGAGCAATCCATATCAAAGGGCAGCGAGAATTGACCTGTGGTTTGCTGGATTCCAAGTCAGTCATAATAATGTGACCATCATAATCCCTCTTCTCATTCACATATCCTATAGGCGGGGTAAAGTTGGTTCCGCCGTGTAGATTCCTGCTTGGTTCCAAGTTTCGACTGTATTTGTTAAACTTAACAATCTTATCGGTAAAGACTTTGGAATCAAACGGAATAATATCAAATTCTGTTAATGTCAGAAACTTAGACGCTAATTCAAAAAAAGATTCCAACAGTGAATCGCACACGGAACCACTCTGGTCTATGCTAATTGCTATCTTTGCTTTTTTTGCTTTTCTAGAACCTGGGTAAAGATAGGGGAATTTCTTGTTTACCTTATAATAGGTTGAAATCCTTTCTGAGTTGATTGCTTTAAAGATAAAAAACCGGAAAACCTTTTCGGGGTCTATCGGTTCCGTCTTTTGATCATTTATTAGGGACAAGACCGAGTTATGAATCATGGTCTCTCCAGAAGGCTTCGATGCGGCGCGCTCGACAATAGCTTTCAAAACTCCTTTGCTGCGTTCTGATTGACTGCTAGTATCGTCTCCCCATCCATCGTGGGAATCAAAAGTTCCAATCGTTAGAAGTTCTTCTTCTGGATAATTCTTCTCAATTATTGAATAGTAAAATTCGGCTGACTTCATTGATTCCAAGCAAGAAAATGCCCCCTTGCCTGGATACAGACCAAATTCTGGGACCTTCCACTTTTTCTTTTTAAAGTCGGCCTCAATCAAGCAATTAATTGCTAAATCTGCGGATACGTTCCAAGCTTCTGGTTTGTGTTCTGGAAGCCTGGAGGTGAGATGGTCCAACAGCAAGTGATATACTTCATGCAATATTACAAATCTAACATAGTCGGGGTTTAGACTGTGAAGAAAATGAATAAACAGTGGATTGAAAATAAACTTGAAAACATCAGAATCTGGATCAAAAGTGAGGCAACAAGTCCCGACTTCAAGAGAGAATTCGGTAGAGACCTCCCTGAAAATGGATCCGGTGAAATAATCGGAAAAGATTATTTTGAGAATGTTCTGTTTGAGGATCTTCCCCCCTTCCAGGGAAACCTCAAATACTTCATGCTCAGTTAGTTTTCCCTTCCAAAGCTGGTATTTTGCCAAGTCTTTCGTCATATTCTCTCCTGAACAAGTGCCTGCAATCTACACATTCCAAGTGTCTTTTTACTTTTGAACCCACTTTAGAACTATAAAGAATTCTTAGATTCTTTGAATAACAACTTGGGCAATCTTCTGTCTTTCTTGACATGCATGTTATACCGTGGCTTTCGATCCCCACCATTCTTGAAAGGTTTCAGGGATTAGAGTGTTTGGAGGGACAACTATAATTCCGAACAGCCGTTCGATGTTCGTCATCTCCGATGTACCCGTAAAAGAATTAGAGACTACAGTAGCCATCTTCTTTAGAAATTCATCTGGGCAGGTTATGAAAAACTCAGAAAGGTTTTTGAGTTCCTTATTGGTTAGGCTGCGAGTCAACTGCTTGCAATTTTCCATCTTTAAGAAAATTTCGTTGATTTGATTATGGGATATTCTCCCATAATACTTTTTTAGCTTCCCGTTCAACAAGTCGCCAATTGATAGATTTAATTTTTTACTTTTCAAAAAGGAGATGAAAGCCAATCCAGTCATTGGACCAACAAAGGACTTGCTAACGTTGTAAACTAGATTGGAACCTCCAACCGTGTTTAGCTTATTTCGAAGTAGAACGTCACTAAATCTGACCCAACTTCTCCTGCATGGATAAACAGTGTCCGGTTCAAAATCAGCGCTATGTTCCAGAGAGGATGGGTTTGCAATAATAAAGTCTATAATGTCCGCGTGGACCTCATTTTCTATTGCCCACTCTAACCATTCATTTACAGTCGGAACCAGATCGATGACGGCATAGCGAGATAACTCGGCAGGATCCATTGGCTGCACCATATAATGTTTGCCGTGGATTCCACCGTTGATAGCTCCAATGATAATAGTACCGGGGTGTATTTTTACACCGTCGACCATCCTTGAATCCATTAACTGAAAGGCGGCTTGTCGAAGCTGTCGGTCTGCTCTGTCAATTTCGTCTAGAAATAGAACAACCGCTTCTTCTCTTGCTTTCCACAGCCAGTACATGGGTGTGGCTTTGGTGTAGCCTTCTTCATGCTTAAACGGAATGCCGAGAAAGTCACCCTCTGACATTTGAGAGAGTCTCTTCTCGATCACTTCCAGTTTAAAATGCTTGCCTATATAATAGGCTAACATGGATTTGCCTATGCCATGTGCCCCTCTATACAGAATGGGATACTTGGCTGTGGCAATATTGATAGACATTTCTATCGCTTCTGCCATACAGACTGCCATAAGAGTTCCCTAGTCGTGTAGAACTGTTTTCTTATTTTCTCTCAGAAATGACTCAACCTGTCCTTTGCTGGTAAGTTTTTGTCCAGAAGCTGGCAAAACCATCCAATCATCTACAGATTGATTCTCTACGACGTTACATTGAATTCCGTTCTCTGCTAACAGTAGAACAATTTCAGAAACGTCTCCCTGGTTTTTACAATAAATTGTATACATTATTTTTCCTCCTTAGAATCGAGCCATTTATAGACCAAGTTAAATAGCAAAGCATATGATTCGTTAAAACGATTTAACTTCTTATTCAATTCAGCTTCAATTTTGACTACTGAATCTTTTGTGGCCATTGGCGTGGTCATATCAGTTGGCCTTTCGCCGATGACTTCAAGCCTGTCCACGATTAAGCCAACGCTTTCTTGCAGCCCAATTTGGGTGTAAGTTTTTTTTAAGAGATCCGCCATTGAGCCGATCAAAAATCCCATGTTATCTTCGGATAAAACCATTTCTACTTTAGTATCTTTCATCTTTCAACCACCGCACACCCTGTATTAAGTAGTATACTGGCAATAGAGAAAGAATTTTGGAGAGCAGACTGAGTGACAAATAACGGGTCTATGATACCGTTCTTTAGGTAATCAACAAACTTCTCTTCATTCACATCGTATACAGTCTGGTCGTTCATTTCCAAAAAATGACTCTTGATAAGATCGGGATTAATGTCTGCGTTTTCTAAGATGGTGCAGAACGGGGCTTCGATCGCCTTCAAGACAACCAATGCCCCTGGAGTTACCTCTGTCAGAGCCTCCCTGACCTTAGCAGATGCGCGTAGCAGAGCGCAACCCCCACCTGGCACCAATCCGCCCTTCATGGCGGCGTGAGCGGCCTCCAAGGCATCATTAACACGATGTTTTCTCTCAATTTGTTCAAGCTGTGTATGTCCTCCTACATGGATGATCCCAATAGCAGAAGACAATCTGTTTATTCTCTTTAAGATGCGCTCGGATATTCTTGCATCCTTCTCTTGTTTTATTTCAACTTCAAGGTACTCAATCTTGTCTTGAATTTTATCTGATTTCCCAAGACCGTCGACAAGTAAAGTTTCGTACTTCTTAATCTGTACCTTCTTGACAAGGCCCAAATCGGTCAATTTCATATCCTTGATAGCGTTTGGGAACCTCTTATCTAGGAACTTTGCCCCTGTTATAAGAGCAATATCTTCAAGGGTTTCAGACCTTTCCATTCCGAAGTATGGTGGGTTGATGACAGCAACCTTCAAAGCCCCCCTTGAATTGTTAAGGAGCAACAAGGAGGCGACCTTCTTGTCAACCTCTTCGGCAATGATTATCAACGCCCTGCCATCATTTGCGACTAGTTCAAGGATTCCTTGGACCTCGTCTATCCCGTAAATCTTTTTATTTGTTACTAAGACAAACGCATCTTCGTAAACGACGGAATTGATTTTATCATCATTGATGAATTCTTTTAAAAGATATCCAGAATCAAACTTATAACCTTCAACAACTTCTAGAATCGTCTCAGAATTCAAGCTGTCCTTGATAGTGATCGCCCCATCACGCCCAATCTTGTCAATTGCTTCCGCAACAAGTTCGCCTATATCCCCATGCCCATTGGCGGAAACGGTAGCAACGTGCTTGATCTGTTCTAGGTCATCAATCGGAATGGACATATCATCCAGTTCCTTCAATACCTTTTTGATAACCTTTGCCATATCAGCAATCAAAATAGATGGTTTGATATCTGTCAGCAGCAGCTTTCTCGCATTCTGAAAGAGGGCTTTGGTTAGTACGGTCGCTGTGGTTGTTCCGTCGCCTACTTGTGAGTTCGTCTTTTCAGACGCTTCCTTTACTAACTGTGCAGCTAGGTTCTCAAAGGTGTCCTCAAACTCCATGAACTTTGAAACCGTAACGCCATCCTTTGTAGCAAATGGTTTCCCATTCTTCTGCCACAAAACTACGTTTCTACCTCTGGGTCCTAATGTGACTTGAACGGCTTTGGTTAATTTTTCAATACCTATCGAAAACTTGTTTAACAAGTCCTCATCATATTTAGTATCCTTCATCTTTCTCCTGCGTAAGTAAATTTGCGATTCCGTCTCCAACTGTATCAGCCAGGTCTGTGATGTTTGGATTATCTATCACCACTGGCTCAAAATTCATGTTCAATTGACCCCCATCGTCTTTACTATTGCCTATTAACTTAGACACATGTTTTTTGATTGCAAGATCTATTATATTATACCACATTGAATAAACTCCCAACGCCATCTCCAAGTGCTTACAAGGTAGTCCCCGTGGCTCTCTTGGGTTTCTGGCATATCCTCTCGGTGGACCATGTTTTTGACGAGGCTTCCAGATTTTAACATCCGACCTTGATGGAGAAGGTATAGTTTGAGGCTCTATATTCGCACCTTGTACATGGGCGGTGTAGCTGTAATGGTAGTGAAAACTTGCACATGTACAGTGTATTTTTAAATCCGAATCTAGAATCTGCCTACGGAGAGCCTTCAAATCCATAAACTTTGAAAAATCTAATTCGTGCCAAGCTAGAAATTTAATCCTAACCAGATACTTAGAAGCAGATGTTTGCGTGTAGTTTGGAGCTTGCCTTGCTTGGCCAGGACCGTTGTAAGAATCGTGGGTAAAGTTCATAGTATCATCTGTAAATGATATAAACTGGGCTCCGTTCGTGCCCCTCAAGAGATTTACCCATTTTGCATGATGGTAAAAATCTGGATCGATTTTGGCTAGAATATCTTTTTTCGTTAGCTCTTGAAGGAGAGCTTTTACAACTTCGGCTTTTTCCATTTGTCTAATTAGTCAACTGGCGCAAAGAAGTCGCAGAACGGTCCTTCCTCAAAACAGACTAGGTGACCCATAGTCCCACGTCTTGACGTAGTGTATCCGTTAACCTCATGCCACCTGTCTTCTCCCGAGATGGACGTAGCCTGTTGATGCTGAACCCCATTTATGTCTCTAGTGATGCGCGTGTGGAGGTGTCCAGTAAATAGAGTACAGTGTTTCGTCAACCCCCATAATTCTCTAGCCTCTTGAGCTATGACGATAGGAGCTTTGTCAGGCTTCAACCCATCTCCGTGCATGAACGCCAATATGGTGTTCCCAAACTTCCGGTACTGTCTAGATTCAGCCGACATTTTGCAAACCACATCTTCTTCTTGATTGAACCAAGCATATAGCCAATCTGCTAATTCGATTGATAGAATCTTGTCGTGATTTCCAGGCAGTGGAACAATCTCTACGCAATCAGTTATTTGCCTTAATAGATTCACGACATCAACGTATGTTCTTTTGATTGTCCACATGGCTGTTGTTACCGTAACGCAGTTGTCCTGCGGAGTGCCACTGGTAGTTGTTCCTCTGAAATTGTCTGCGTTCAGAGCATCCCCGCCAGCAACAATGTATACCTTATCCGGTCTGCCTTGAGTTAGAGTTAGTGAAATCAATTTCTGGACTGAACTGATCAATCTGTCTCTGGCCATTGCCAGAGTGAATACATTTTTCTCGCCTACATCATAGGCAGATGATCCCTTACCAAAGTGCAAGTCTTGCAAGTTTATTACAAGTGCAAATTTAGATGGACCACCGAAGATATCAAAACTGGGAGGTATGTAATTAGGTGCGTTCTCGACAACAGCATCAACAAGAATATCTAAAGTATTTGCCTTCCACTTGCGCCATTTGGCAGCGTCTTTCTTCTCTTCCTTCCATTTGTCTCGTTCAATCTTCTCAAACAAGACTCTATGTCTTGAGATTCTTGCGTCTGTTAGCAACTCATCATCAGTGCTGCTATCTACTTCTTCTTGTGAGAATGGTAAAGAGTCATGGGTTACCCCAAACACTCTCAAGTAAGCAACGACATGCCGACGAGGCAAATCAAATGCTCTACTGATTTCGTTGACAGTGGCGGGATCGCCACTTAGGTTTGAGTATTGTCTTACGAGGCTTCTGTGCTGGTTTCCGCCCATAACAAGCGGTCGAGCCAAACCTCTCAAGGTCACGACATAAGTGTCTGTGTCCTCATTATAGATATACCCAGCACCTTCATCTTCAAACTCATCAGCATCTATAATGGGCAGCTTGTTTCGGAGATGCTGCCCTGGTAAGGCTGGACCCTTTAAATAGTTAGACGGACTTCCCATCCCATTTCTCTTACAAAATCGGCTTAGGCCATGACGACTTATTCCTAGAGATTCGGCAGCTTCAGACACAGAGGGTGAAGCGCCAATAATCTTCTCCACAATCTCTACAGTCAATTTCGTTTTCAAGAGGCTTCTCCTACGGTTATTTTAGCCGAGTTTAGCGTTTTGAACAAGTTTGTCAAGTTCTAAACCGGCACAGTCAATCTTTCTACCAGTCAGGTGGTAGTGACAGATGACCCCGTGGAACTTGCCTTGCGCGCATTCTTTGCTGATACCTTCAATCAATTTTCCGTCCTCATCTTTGGGGACTTCAAACGGAATTTGGTAATGATTACATAGTACATCCACCAACTTGGTATAGGCTTCAAGTTGCGCTGGATAGTATCCCAAGTGGGGGCCAAGCGTGCGCCTGTTTAACTTAGAAGTTATCACTGGTCTGGGGCCGAATCCTCTGGACTCATAGGTCTTATTATACTTCAGATAGTAAGCATTACTGAAGTCTATCCCGATGGAAATGTTGTTCCAAGAGGTAGTTCTGACGCCCTTCTTTTTCCAGTATGCCCTGTCAGACTTCACGGGTCCAGCGTGCCAAGCTATGTCTTTGGGGTCAACCATTTGATAAATGGTGCCATCGTTGTCAATCACAAAGTGAGATGAAATCCCCTTCTTTTTTAGAATCTTATAACAAGACTCTGCTGAAAGGGCTGCATCCCAGTGAGTGACTATGTTCGTCATCTTTCTAAGGCCAATGCTTTTCTTGAACCCCTTCTTTAAAGCGAACCCATCAGGATCATCTAGAGGCACAACCAAGTCCCAATCAATAACAACTTTGTTTCCGTTGCATATGATATAGTTCTTCATCGCCTCTTCTCGGGCTTCCTTCTCGGTCTCTACCCGTCTGAATGTTGCACTATCAACAACACCGGTCTCTTCTATTTTGTGTGTCTTTTGGAAGTCTTTGACTTTCTCCCGTAGAACACCGTTGAACTTGCCCTGTGAAGGATGAAAGTCGTATGGTTTCCAGCCTAATTTCCAAGATGAAATCAGATTTTTAAGGTTAGCGAACATATTACCTACCAAAATACAAAACCCAATCGACCTTTCTGTGAAGATTGGAGGATTGGGCTTTATAAGTATTCAAATTTACTTGTCTAGGCTCTTCATAACTCTTTGGAAAATTTCCTCAACAAGCTTCTTCTTGAGGCCCTCTTCATATCGATCCATTTCCTCATCATCAAGTGATCCGGCTTCTGGTGACGGTTCAAACCCTTCTGGCTCTGGCCCAGGCTCGCCCATTGGCCCCGCGTTGTCCATTGGGTCTTCTTCGCCCAATGGGTCTTCCCCTAGTCCATCGTCTTCTAGGCCCAGGTCTGGCTCTCCACCGAGGTCACCCTCTCCTTCCCCTGCGGCCGAAGCTGCAACGTCAGAAAGCATGTCGGCAAGTTGGCTGGCTACTTTTCCTGCCAAGTCGCCGATTGCTTCTGGTCCAAACTCTACAGTATCTTCTTCTGGGTCAACATCTAGGTCATCCACTGCATCCATGGGAGGTTCATCTGTGATTCCCTCTAGATCATCAATTGGTGCGGGGACTTCATCGTCCATGCGTGGCGCTTGGCCTGGATCTTCTTCTTCGCCTTCTGGCGCCTCTTCCTCTTTTTGGGTTTTGCTTGTGAAACCTTCACTGAGTGTTTCAATCCCACTCAATTTCATCATTCTTGTGACGAAACTTTCAGATAGTACCTTCTTCGACATTTTGCGATCCTCCAAATAAATCTTTTGAAAACTTATAGTAAGTAGTCGGTAATTTAACTAAATATCAGTTTTCTACGCCTAAAGCTCATCCTCGGAAAGATCCCAGAATTTCTTATAGAAAGAATCGTCATTCATTAAAGCTTCCAACTGTTCGTTTGATTCCTTAATCTCCTTCAATCGCTTTCTAGTTGCGTATCCCGTCTTGATTTTAGATTCTCTCGCTTTCTTAATGAATTCATATAGGCAGATATCATCATTAGAATAGCATTCAACAAAGAAGTTTAGCAATTGAGACCCCGTGATCCCCTCAAGAGCAGCCTTTGCCCTGAAGAGGGTCTTCGTGTGCGGAGTCATCCGAATCTTTATTTCCTCTACTTTGGTTCTTGCCATTTCATTCTACTTTAAGATGTGAGGCTTGCTCTCTCCTTGAGATGCAACACTCTGTCTAATTAGATGGGCTTTGACTCTTAACTTGGAAACATCGGCGGAACCACTGTAACTCAGTCCCGAACGTACACCAGCCATAAGCTCGTCAAGGGTTGTCTCAACCTTTCCAGTATATGGGATCAAAGTTGATACGCCTTCAACAGCGGGCGTCTTGCGTCCCCAGTCCTTCTGTGCCGAGTAAGAATTTCCTGTCCATACGCATTTACCTCCCCTTCTTGCGTAGATGAGATGGTTTTTAACAGTTATACAAGAAACTTCCCCCTCAAAATCGATCCAGTGTGCCCACTTCTTGTCAACAAAAACTTGTCCGTGTTTCGTTCGCACGTTCACGCACCATAGATCGTGATTTCGCTTGAAAAACTTTCCAGAGTCAGGATGAACATGATCTACCCCCATCTTGCGGTTTAAACTATAGCTTCCATAAATTCCACACTTCATGGAAATTTCCATAATGTCATCTCTAAGTCGAATAGAAGTGGTTGAAATCGAACCATTTGTTTCGCACCCGTCACCGTCGAAGATGCCATTCAATAAAATTGTTAATTGTCGAGGGCACAAATTAAGCAGTTTCCGATCAACGTGCTTATCTTTTGCCTTCCCAAACTTAACAAGATAATTATAGAGGTCTCTGTTATAAATTACAGCTTCATAAGAAACCTTGTTCGTCCCTTCTCTTTGCCGAACTTGAACATTTATTCCTGAATTTTGCAAAATAAGAACATGCTTATCGAACAGTTCTTTATCACAATTAGAGAATGACGTTATCGGAACTTCATACTTTTTTTTCTGAATATAAGTATATGTACTTCCCTCTGCCAACCAGAACCCGTAAAAATCTAACCATTTATCCATCTGAAATACAATGGGGGAGTTTGGCAATATAAATTCTTCCACCGTATTACCCGTCCAATTACAGTCCTTCTTAAATAGATAATTCGGATGGAGAGGATGGCCATAGGCTATCCTGGCTTCCACAAGATTAAACTTCCTTTTATATCCTGCGGAAGTGTTAGCTCTCTTAGCTAAGAACATTTTATGATTAGGGGTAACGCAAGTATTTACCTTTCGACTTTTTACCTCAAGCATTTTACCGGAGTATTTATATGAGTGTAGCTTGTCAATGGGCCAATATTCTAAATCATTAGTCAGGGAGTTCAACGTCGCAACGATCTCCGTCCCGTCAAGATCGCACAAAAACTTAAACCCATCGATGGTAAGGATTTCGGTGTCGCTTGAAGGCATACAAGCCATGCCCCTGTATGGCTTCATCCACTTGCCCCCGGTGCGGACAATGTTTTCCTTGCCGCCAGGAGACGCCTTGCTACCCGCCAGGAGCGACCCCAGCATCACTGCATCGGCCCCAGCCGCCATCGCCTTGACGATATCGCCCCCGTTGCGTATGCCCCCGTCTGCGATGGTTGTGACGCGATCGAACATGTCAGCAGTCGTTTGTGCCCCATCGTCAGCCATGCCCCATTCGCGCGCATCTTGAATCCACATCAAAGACTGCAATAACGGCACTCCATGTCCAGTCTTAATCCGGGTGGAGCAAGCAGCACCGGGACCAATACCGACCCGAATACTATTTGCTCCCCAAATAGCCAAGTCTTTCCAGCCTTCGGAGGTAGCTACGTTACCTGCCATAATATGCGTGTATGGATGAAGCTCTTGTGTTAATACTTCCAACGCTCTTTTCATATGAATGTGGTGTCCATGAGCAACATCAACACATATAACATTCACACCGGCTTCTTCAAGCGCGAGTGCTCTTTCTAAATAATCCCCAGTAGCCCCAACAGCACCACCAATGACATAATTAAAATACGTCATATCTTTCGCGGCTTTGAGGTATTGATTAATAACATCAACTTGTTGAGGGATTGTGTTGTATCTATGGACGATACCAAGCCCACCATATCTTGACATCTGATAAGCCATCTCGGCTTCTGTCACGGTGTCCATTGGAGACGATATGACCGGAACATTTAGGGAATAAGATAGGGAAGGCTCTCTGGTATGCAACCTGAAAGATGTGGAAATTGCCTTCCTTGATTCAATCTCGGAAAATTGAGGGACAAGTAATACATCATCAAACGATATGGCTTCATCTTCTCTCATTTTGCGGCCTCCCCCGTGGAACCGAATCCATCTGCGCCTCTATCAGAGACTACGTTTATTTCCTTGTAAATATCTTCTTCAGGAACTTCCAAAGGTTGCCAATGAACAACAGGTACGCATATAATCTGCGCTATCTTGTCCCCAGGCTTGATCGTCTGGTAGCCACAAGAGTCTAAGCACTTACTCAGCATGTGTAAGTCTACCTTGAGATTGCCAGAGTATCCGGGGTCGATCAAACAGGCCCCCACCATGAAACCCTTCTTAGCCGCCATAGACGAACGGTTCAGAACTTGCAGAGCAAACCCGTGAGGAACTTCAATAACCAATCCAGTATCGAACACATGATTATCTCCAAACGCAAGGTCTATTTCAGAGTCTCCACAATAGAATACATCTGCCCCGGCATCTGATTGATTAGCACGTTGGGGCAAGATGGCGTCGGGTCGAGATTTTGCTACTTTAAGATACATTATTTATCCCACTCGACAATGGTAACATCTTCCCCATAAAGCTCAACAGTGATGGCTTCAAGAATTTCCGGCCAACTACCACCAACTTATCAGGGTCACCCCCTTTAGTCTTAAGATCTCCCACCCAGCCCCTCAATTGCCCAACTTCTAGCTCAAATCTATCATGTTCGGCTGTTAAAGTACGAATGCGATTAGCCGCCCAATAGGGTTCTTCTCGACACAACTTGTCCAAGCCATCTCCCACATCGTCATTCATTATCTTGTTCCTTAGATTGTTTATAATTGGCGAATGCGTGCTCGCGTTCAATACGAGCGTTATCGCGTCTGGTGAGGTTTTTACTAAAACCTCCCTTATTGCTTATCTTTGTGCTTAAGAAAGCAGATTCCGCATTTTCAACTTCAATGTCAGCATCAGCCAACCTTTCAGCCAGCTTGGTCCGCGAGCGAAAGTGGCCCATTGCCAGCAACGCACTAGCAAGTTCTGCCTCTGACACATCCAGAGCCAACCGAAGTCGAATACATTCGACACGCAGCCTGAACGTCTCTTCTGTTGGGTCGTCTTCAAATCCTTTAGGTACGCTCATATTCCAGACTCCAAAACCTCATCAAATGGGATGAGAACATTGTTTGCGTCAAAGATAGAAAAGCCGAAATCAGTTCTCTTGACTTTTGCCAGATAGGGAGAATTCACCCTGATCTGCTCCTTTATGGGACCCCAGATATAAACCTTGTAAGTGAGATGACTTTTATCGGTCACCTCTAGCAACTTATAAGGCTTCCCTTTTCTACTAACTTTATCCATTCCCTTTTTTACAACAAACCAGACGTTCTTATTCTTGGGTCCAGCATTTATAGAAGAAATCATTTTAATGTTGTTTTGCTTACACCAGTCTGAGATCTCTTCAGTGAAGATTTCAGATAGCGGAAATGAATTTAGAAGACTGATTTTTGCTTGAATCTTCTCTTCTTTCGAAAATGGATCGAAAATTCCAACAGTGTCTTCGATTTGCTGCTGGAAGCGTTCGGGCGTCTTAACGTCCTTGTCTCCCCTCATATCAGACACGCAGTGCCAGAAGTGCCGATCGTTGTCAAACCTTTCATCGATGAGGTCCGTCAGGGCCTCACTTCTCACAAGGATATCCACAACTCTTTTATTTACGAGCCTGTATACCATATCCTTATTGTACAACAAATCCTCTATCTTGATATAAGGCTTGTTCTTGATAATCTCCGTCACTGCCTTTGAACCAATGCCCTTTGTAAAAGTTAACGGCGAGACGAATACATTCTTAGCTCCAAGTTCCCACCTATCGGTTGAATGCTTGATGTTCGGAAGAGTTATCTTGATACCGTAATTCTTTACCTCATCAATCGCACGCTCCTTGTTGGCCCCATCTGATTCGCCTTCAAGATAGGAAATGATCCACTCATCTGGGTAATAAGTGGCAAGCCAAGCACACTGAAAAGAGATGATGGAGTAAGATACTGCGTGCGACTTGTTGAAGCCATAGGCAGAGAACCATTCCATTTCCTGCCAAATTGCTTTGGCAGTCTCTTCTTTCATTTTCTTCTCTTTTGCACCATCTAGGAACTTGTTAAGAAGCATGTTATACTTCTCGGCAGAATCTCCCGTTCCCTTCTTGATAAGAAGTTTCCGAAGGCTATTACCTTCATCCAGAGTTAAGTCCTTGCCAATCGTATGTGCAATTTGTGCAATTTGTTCCTGAAAGATGATGAATCCGCAAGTCTTTCCAAGGATATCCTTCAGAATTGGATGTTTGAAAGTGACAAGGTCATTGTCTTTCACGTCTAGATAGCTTGAGTCGACGTCAGCAGCTAATGGCCCAGGTCTGAAAATGGATGTTATCGTCGCGAGGTCAATCAAACTTTTTGGGTTCGCATTGGTCGCAAACTGTTGCATAGAAGACTCTGTGAATTGAAATATTCCAAGATAGTTTTGCTTCTTGAAGACTGACTTGTAAACCACAGAGTCATCAAAGTTTATAGTGTTCGGGTGCAAGAACTCATCGTAAAACTCTTTGATTTTAGGGAAGACATTCGTGCCTTCTGCCCTCTGGCTTCTAGGCTCAATAACCCCACGATTCTCAAGTATTCTTTCAATCGCATTTTCAAAAATCTCAAGAGTCTTCAATCCGAGGATATCAAATTTGATAAATCCGAATGGCTCTAGGTGTCTTACGTTTTGACCTTCGCTCCAAGGAGTTTGCATAACCCCCTTACTGGCAATCAGCGGCATCTTTTCGTTCAAGTCCTCCAAGATGAGAACTCCACCGGCATGTCTTGAGTAGCTTCTCACCTGTCCTAGCAAAGCTTCAAGATGAGGCTCCACATCTGGATACTTCCTCAAGAATCTTTGGTAGGTACTGCTGAACTCTTTAATCTCTTCGTATGTTGGATCGTATACTCCAGCAGTGATACCCCGCTTTGCCTTCGCTCTCGGAGTAGCTTCTTCTAGTAATACGGTCGTCACTTCGTTTGCTTCGATATACGGAATATCGTAGAATTTCGCCACGTCTTTAATGAGAGACTTGATCTTAAGAGTGTTGAGATTGGTGATTGGAATAACAGAGTATTCTCCCCACTTCTCTTTTAGAGACTCTTTGAATTCCATTGGACGAGCAACATCGTAATCGATATCAGGGTAGTCCTTCACGTCTGACGGTCTCAGGAACCGCTCAAACATGAGGTCCCAGCGAATCGGGTCCACCTGAGTGATATCCAGCAGGTACGACACCAGCGAGCCCGCTGCTGACCCTCTACCAGCACCTGTGAGCCGATCCTCGTTAGCGGTCTCGGCGATCTTCTGCGTCGTCATGAAATAGTTTTCAAACTTTCTTTTTCCGATTACACCCAACTCGTACTTCAAGCGGTCCTTGTAGACCTTATTGTCAAGTCCGAGGTCTTCCAGTTTGGAGATACAATCTTTCGTAATCTCTTCCAGTGGATCTTGTCCCTCTTCTAGAATAAAAGAAGGAAGTTTGACAGTTGGATCAATCTCGATGTTCTCAATTTCTTCATGGGCTATTTGATAGCTTCTCTCAATAGACTCCATCACAATATCGTCGTCGTACTCTACTTCACAACGACCAATATAATGTTTGTAGGAGTCCCACATTTGGTCTCCATTCTTCGGATACAGTTCATATCCAACTTCCTCCACGGTTGAAGGCAACGAGCTGTCCCCACCTTTGCCCAGCCATGCCATCTTCTTGTATAAGATTCTATCTTGCCAGTATTCCGGTCTTGCATAATGGGAATCTGCTGTAGATACAAGTTTGAATCCCACCTCCTTAGAGGCCCGAATGATCATGTCGTTGACAAGGTGTTGTTCAGGGATGGAATTCCATTGAAGCTCTCCGTAGAAGTTGTCTCCAAACTCCCCATAGAATTGATCACCGATAGCTAGAATCTCGTCATAGACCTTGTCCAGTCCCTCATCTTTGTGAGCCCATAGCTTCTGAGCGAAGAGGCCACCTAGACAGGCAGACGAGATGATTAGACCTTCTTTGTTCTCCTTAAGAAGATCAAAATCCATTCTAGGGTATCTATAAAAATAATCTTTCGTATATGACTTGGAAACTACCTTAAATAGATTCTTTAAACCAATTTCGTTCTTTGCCAAGACTACGAGATGTGATCGTAAATTTAATGGGTTACGCTTCTTGGTGCTTTTGGTTTCTGCCTCGTTTTCAACGATCTCGGCATCACTGTCTGACTTGCGAGCCTTCTTCTCGTTCTTCTTACTCTCGTATAGATCCCACCAGTCTTCGGTTGAATCAATATAATATCCCTCGCAGCCAAAGATTGGTTTGAAATCTTTACCTTCCTTTTTCATCTTCTGGGCATGTAGGTACTGCCAAGAGAACCCATTCATATTACCGTGATCGGTAAGAGCTAAAGCATCCATTCCATTTTCATGGGCGAACTCCATATGTTCACTGGGATAATTTAGGGCGTCTCCTGGGGATCCAACTGTTGAGTGGGCATGTAGCCCAACGAACTTAACGTTCGACTTTGTTATATCTGTCATCTCATACCTTCACCATTGTTCTTCTTTCGAATAATCGCATATGTGGGGTGGTGTACCCATCTTCTTCTTTGAAGAATTTAAGAATGCCTTCCCAACTTGAAAGATCATAGTACCAAGTCATTGGTATATCTAGGTCGTTTCCTTCTGGGAGATTGGAATACACATCCCCCAAAGAAAAGTTTCTAGAAGTATATCTTAGGCTACGCTTGCTTTTAGCAGCGATCACCTCATTGTCCTTCACCCAACGGCGCAAGTCAAGGACGTGTTTGTGCTGAATAATACAGGGCAACCACAAGTTATCTTTAATCGTCTTCCCTTCGTAAGAAAAGAAGACCTTGTCGTGAGTCCAGATCTTTGCCCGCTGCTTCATAAAGAAACTGTAAGGGTATGCCCCGTATGGAAAGGAGAGATAATATCTGTCAACGTTTCCCCTCTTCCTTTGTCCTCTTTGTGTCTGATGTGCAGTCATGGCAGAGTTGATAGCCGCCCAGGCGTAACTGTCTCGCTTGCCCCTGTCTCCGTACTTCATTGGAATATAGAAAATGGGAATTCTTCTCAGGTGATTGAAATAGCGTTTAGTCTTTCTCAAATCCGGGACGGTGAAGATTATCGGGTCAATTACCGTATCTCCCAGTTTATACTTCAGGATGAGGGCTAGTTTGGCAGGACAGGTTACCCAGATTTGATCGCATCCTGCGAAAGCGCATTCAAGGATTGCTTTTTCGACTGCCGTGATATCCTTTCCAATTGGAATCTCTGAATCGTGCCACCTAAACTTGAGGTCCCCAACGGGTCTTCCATCTGCTGCAACACATCCAATAAACTGTCTATCGTATGCCATAAAAACTTAACATCTTTCGTATCTTTTACGAATGTGGGGGACGCATTCAAAATATCTCTTTTAAGTATTTTAATCCTACCATCATCGAATCGGCTTCGTTCCAATTTATCAATGACAATCTGTGAAATAGCGTACTTAATATATATCTCCGAATTGGAGAAGTCTTCTAGGTTTTGCTCATTATCTGCAAAAAAAGCGACCCCAAAAGATCGGAAACAACGTTGTCCAGAAGTTTGGCCAAGTAAATGTAAAACTCTAAAATGGTCATCATCATTTTTCCCCTTAAAGATGTCGATGTGAGTTGATATTGCAGAAGAGAATGAGACAAAATCTCTAATCAGCTTTTTTGGGTTTTCAGTCAGTTCGAAATCAAATTCTTCGAAATTCCCCCATTCAAATTGTGGATTCACAACTTCGCATTTTTTAAACTCAATGGTAGAGTTGGAAGAGGGGCTGATCAAGTTGATAGTTCGCTTATTAAAACTGACCCTGTTGAACCCAGAGGATATTATCTTGCCCCTAAGACCCATCAGAAATATGACGTACTTTTCAAGCTCTTTCAACAAAGAGTGAATCTTGACCCTGTCATCGTCAATATTTATTACTTTGGTGAAATTAAATTCTTGGATCTCCAACTCGACTGGCATATAAGAATTGTCTATAACTGGCTTATATGCCACAGGCACGAAAACGAGGTCGTTGGCGTAGGAATACAAAAGAGCTTCAATGCCATCTCCGATTACAATATGTTTAAACTGCAATTGGAAATTTGATTGGGGCTAGATCAATGTACTCGTACAAGTGAACCTACTTTATTTTGGTTTTCTTAAGCTTGAGATCTTTAGTGAGTAACATCCACCCAATCAGCCTCGCATCCTTTCTCTGCAAGATCTTATGAACGTGTTCCTCCACTGTCGGGAGTGCCTGTGAAATGCCCCAATTGCTTACATGCCTATACATTTGAGACTCTTCGTCAAACGTCAAGCACATCATATGTCCGCTCAATCTGGTGAATGGATGCCACAGCTTCTTCCACCATGTGCTTGGCTTTTTGTTTTTAGCGTAGGAACAAGAGAACAGTATAGGACTATACTTCGAATCAATTGTGTGCGATGCCCAAGAAGAGAAATCGTCGCAGTCGAGAGCTTTTTTTGGCTGCGGGTATCCGCCTTTCACTTGATTGATTGCATACTGTACAAATTGGGGCGAGCCCGTTGAGTCCCAAAGTTCTCTCCAACTATCGGCTCTCCACTTGAGGTGCCTCAACTCCTTATCTGCTGACTCTATAGAAAGATTCTTCTCCAGTTCTACACCTTTGTAGCCACCTTGCCAAATCTTCCTATATAACTTCGACCATAAGAAATATACTCTAGAATTTACAAACAACCACCATATACAACTAATAAATTTTACCCACATAACGCTTTTCTCCTAAAGTAAATCTTCCGCATCAACAGTACATACTAAAGCACTTACTGGTACAAAGCAGTAGGAAACTCCATCGTATTTAACACGCTCTAACAGGAACGACTCGACTATTGCAGTCTTGGGACAAATATCAAATTTCGAGTCCTCACCGGAATAAGCCAGCAAGACGACAGACGTATATTTGCCCTCTTCTTGAAGTACCTTCTCATAAAAGATTTTGCCAGAACGTGCAGTTTCGTCAGTTTTTCGAAGTTCAACCTCTACCAAAAATCTGTTGTTGCGGGGTATGAGAAATCTTTTTTCCATGTCAGTCTCCGTTTCCATGCAATATATATGATTCTATATAAGTCTTTTCGCTTTTCGTAAAGATATTGTTAGTATTCATTGACCGTATGGCTTCCCAGAGATACTTCAAATCCCCGATGAGAACATAGCGCATAACTTGTTCGAATATGTAATTCTCTTCTTCACTAAAGCTCCAGCTTTTTGCAAACAGGACACGCCTTTCTTCAGACTCTTTCGTTCGTATAGCTACATAATAGCCGAGTTGATTCTGACGGTTTAATTCGCGCTCTAAATACCAGCAACCTTTTCTATAATCTTCTTCCGGCTTGTCTTTGTACTTGTATCGACAGAAATACTTAAGCCAATTTCCAATGCAAAAATCTAGTTTAAAATCTTCAATGAAATCAATTACTTCCAGCCCAATATTGTAATGAGTAGGGTGATCAACAGCCGACAACTTGCTCCCTCCCTGGTCCGGTTGAAACCTTCTTGATTCTCACTTCAAGAACATTCTCGATATAAGTTAAGAATCTTTTAAATGACTCGGGAAAATCTGCGGGCGTCGTTACACCACTTAAATCTCCCCACCCTCTAAATGGCATATACTCAACTTCTCCGTCATCGTGGGTGTAGACCCCAACATAAACAGTCTCAAGTTGACCTATAACATCAGACTTAGTAATCGCCAACTCATCAACGGGACAAACTTCCAAAGCCTTCTTCATCTGGGTCAAGTCGAGCCAGCCGCACTTGCGAGGTCGGCCCGTAGTGGCCCCCCATTCCCTGCCAATTTCTCGGACGATCTCTTGCGTCTCTGGTTCCATCTCTGTGTCGAATGGGCCTGTCCCTACTCTTGTCGCGTATGCTTTAAACACGCCGGTAACGCTCCAGGCTCGATCTCTCATTGGGTAATGAAGGAAAAACCATTCCGGCAGCACTGAAGAGCTAGTGACGTATGGGTAATACCCATGGATTATGTCGAGCATTACTGCTTGCGCTCCTTCCATGAGATATGTGTCATCGCTTGAGATGATGTTTTTATCACTAACGATATAAGGTTTTAGTTCCTTCCCAAGTTGATATAATTTTTCCGTCATCAGCGTAGGTTCGAAAGAGCGTCTGTTGTTAGCAGAAAACAACATATTCTTTTCGTACAATACTTCACTTATCTTGTTAAATAAGTTTTCGAAGTTAAATAAGTCCTTAACAAAGATAGATTTACGAGCAAAGAAATCCTCATACGCTGGTCCCACACCTGTCTTTGTGGTCCCAAGCTGTTCTTTATAAAGGTCTTCTTCCCTTAGCCGATCCAACTCTATATGATAGGGCATGATCAAAGGAACCCTTTCAGATACTACTAGATTCTTACCGGGAGCAACTTTGCACCCGATCTTTCTCGCATTGAAAATTTCTCCCTTTAGAATAAAAGGGTCAAGAACAGTGCCAGCAACAATATAGTTCTTTACATGATCGTGCATGACCCCGGACGGGAGAATATGAGTAACGAGTTTTTTATCACCCTTGATAATGGTATGGCCAGAGTTATTGCCGCCATTGTATCTTACAACTTTGAAATGCTTTTCAGCAAAAAGATCAGTAAACTTGCCCTTTCCTTCGTCCCCCCACTGCATTCCAACTACAAAATTAAATGTCATTATCGTCCTTTAGTTTAATATAAAACGAAGTGATTGGTGGTAATCCAACCACCCTATCAATGAAAGGTTCCCCTACTAGGGCAGCGGCGTCGCAAATTCTGCATCCTGTTCCATGTGTATGACCATCTTCGTCACAATCATAATTATCACGGATATCTTCTGCAAAACTCCGAAGAAGTCCAACCTCGGCGCGTAGGGCTACCACCTCGGCGCGAAGCGTCTCTATCTGCCGTCGATGCTCCGGCGTGTCGAATGAATGCGCGAGCTGTTTCCACCGCTCGACCTCGGCGCGTAGGGTGTCGCGTTCGGACTCGACGTCCCGACACTGCTTAAACCAGCCGTCGCGATTGACGTACACGTCTTCCAAGAGAGCGATCAGATCATCGCGCTTGGCCTCCGCAGCTAAGCCAATATCGAGAGCAGCGCACGCGCCACAGTTCGGGTCGCGCATGCCCGGTGACGACTCTGGCCCTGGACACAGCCCCACGTAAGCGTGGTGCCCGAACAGTAACGTGTTCATGTCAATTCCCATCGTCGGCCTCCAGTAGTTCGTGGTGCTCGCCGCTCTCAGTCTCCAGATCGGGCCTCTATCTCGGTGGCTGCGCTCACGTCAGCCCTGCCCCTGCGAACAGTTGCCCTTGTGCCCACGCCGGCTCTGGCGCGGTGTCAACGAGCGGCCCCCACTGAGCCGCCATTGCATCCGCTATGCCCTGATAGGTTACTGCGCGGAGCCGAGCGCGGTCAGCGCTGGGCGGCAGCCGGTTCTGGCCGCTATCGGTCTGATTCGCCCAGCGCCGCCGCCCGGCTACCGACCGCCCGGCTACCAGCCTGGTTGCGCGCAAGCGCGGCAGCCCCTTCAGCCATAGGCCCGTCGCCTTGGACGCGTCATGACCGTAGCTGTAGGGATGGACGTACTGGTCAGCGGGTCGCAGAGCCACGCCAGCACGCCCAGGCGGATTCTCGACAGCGATGCGCGGCACGGGCGCCAGTAGAAGCGCCTCAAAGAAGCGCAGCGCAGCGTCTGTCTTAGCCTCACGCCCTGGACGGCGCCGGTTCCAGTGGAGCCCAGAGCTTGCCAGGTAGGTGCATGGTGGGTGGGCGATCATCAGGTCCCAGCCCCATTGTGCAACCCGCAGGGCGTCACCGACGATGTAGTCGCCACCCGCGTCGCACGGGACCACGTCACAGCACCAGGCGTCGTGCCCCTGCGCCGCGAAGGCGTCGCGCACGATCCCCGACCGTTCGCAGGCGATAAGCACTCGCCCCATCACCCCATCACCCCTGCCCCTGCGGCACGTCCAGCACACTCGGAGGCTCAGCGGCTGGCGCCACCGGCTCGGTCACCGCCGGCACGATGACCAGGTCGCCATTGCGGAGCGCACGGGCGAGCTCGCGCTCGGCGACGCTACCGGCGAACGCTCGGGCGCATGTCTCCAGGGCGCGTGCTGCTGTCTCTTCGCTCGGCCAATCCTCCATCACGAATCACTTCCGGTCGTGCTGCGACGCATCGGGACCCCGGCGCGCGCGCCGCACTCCTCGCAGCTGGGGTCACTGCAGATCTCACCGAGCATCGGGCACCTCGTTGTCAAGCCTCCTCTGAGCCCGTCGCTCAGCCGCGAGATCGAGCGCGTCCACCTGTCGCTCGTAGGCGTCTCGGCCAGACTCGTAGTCGGCGTCGTCGTAGGGAGGATCGTCGAAGGGCTCCGGCTCGAGCTCGGCGGGATGGTCGCCGCGTCGTGGGTTGTAGGGCATGATGCAACCTCCTTGCCACGCGCCGCCTCGTCACAGACGGCGCGTGGGCGTTAGTGGTTTAGAACCATTCGCCTTCAACGTGCGGCGGCGTGGGGCGCGGGCCATTGTCGGACGGCGGCGCACCCTGAGTGGCCGCGGGCTGCTGCTCCTGCCAGAACTTCAGGACGACCTTACCGTCGTAGCCGTCCTTGGGCGCTTCCCATCCCAGCTTTGCCATACCCCGGCGCCCGACGAGTTCGGTGGGCGAGTTCCATCGCGGGCACTGAAGTGCGCGGGACATCTCGGCAAGTATCTCGCGGGACACCTGCTGGACGCTGTCCTTGTTTGGGTAGGTCCACCACTGCTGCGTCCACACTCGCCGCCCCTTCTCGCTGGGGCCGACGATCTCCAGCGTGAACTTGAAGGCCGTCCCGCCCGTACTGCCCAGCGTCACCGGGCCACTAGCCTCGACGACCTCGACCTCGTAGATGCCCGCCTTGATGGGGCCGAAGTCCTTGTGTTGCTTGCTGGGGTCCGCTGGGTACTGGCTGGCGTCGAACATGGTCACTCTCCTGCGATTTTCGCGGCAATCGCCGCGAGGTTGGGTATCTCTGAAAGGGCTAGCGAGCCGCTTCGGTCCTTGGCGACGTAGCGTCCGTCTGGCGACGTCTGAAGCCATCGCTTGATGGTTCCGTCTGCTTGCAGTTCGGCGCGCATGGCCAGGACGAGATCGAACTCGTAGGCCATGCCGCTGGACAGCTGCTTGCCTGGGAAGCGCGGACCGAATAGCACGCGGCCTTCGTCGTCTTGGATGCGCGACTGCTTCGCCAAGAACACGACGTGCATAGGTAGGTCGCGGAACAGCTTGACGAGCTTGAACACCTTCGTCGCGAGCGCGCCGTAGGCTTGCCGTGGGTCGCTTGCCGCCTTCAACTCAGCCTCGAGCACGCGCTCTGCTATCTCGCTCACGCTGTCTAGAATGCACCAGGTGAACGGGTGCTCACCGCGCAAGTAGGCATAGACCTCTTTGAGGTCGTCGACGGTGCGTATCTCACGCACCTTAATGTCGAGGTGCCGAAGGGACAGTAGGCCGTTCTCGGCGCTCAGGATAAGCGTGTGCTCGGGGTCGTTGGTCGTTCCGGCGAGGGTCGTCTTGCCAACGCCTGACTCACCGATGACGAGAACGTTAAGTCGGTCGAGGCCGACGCCCTTGGTTGTCGTAAATTCCATTAGCTATTCGCCCTGCGCGAGTCCGCGCCGCTGGTAAGTGGTGATGGCCGCATCGCTGGACGCAGGACGTCCAGTACCTCGACGACAGACGCCAGCCCACCGCGTGACTGATGGTCAGCCGCCTGTGCCTGCACATCGTCCAGTGTCCAGCGCTGGCCGGTGTCGCGCCGCAATGCTTCGGTGTGGCAGCCGAGGCGCACGCCGTCAGCGTGGGC